CGACGATCCTCATGCGCATCATCGGCAACGTTGCCAAGGGCTTTATCGTTGATCCTGATTTTTCGCTTGCCCAAACTTTTGTATGTAAGCAGGGCAACACATTTGCCCACGGCGAGACGCTGCACAAGGCGCGGGAAGCGCTGCTCGAAAAGCTCTTTGACGATATGCCTACGGAAGAACGTATCGCGGCGTTCTGCAAAGAGTTCAAGCCCGGTGTCAAACGCCCGGCCATGGACTTTTTCTCGTGGCACCACCGGCTGACCGGGAGCTGCGAACAGGGGCGGCGAGAGTTCGCCCGGCAGCATGACATTGACATCGACCGCGATGAGCTGACGCCCGAAGAGTTCTTCGCTCTGACGCGCAATTCCTACGGCGGCAGCATCATCCGCCAGACGGAAAAGGCATTTGCCGCCAGTAATGACGAGATCGTAGAGGCGGAAGAATGATCTACATCGGCATAGACCCCGGCAAGAACGGCGGACTTGCCATTCTGAACAGGGAAGAAGTCCAGACGTTCCGGTATGACCGAGACACATACCGCTGCGTCCTGTCCGATCTGCGCGGGGAAAAGGCGGTGTGCTGCTTGGAGCACGTCGGCGTGATGCCGAAAAACGGAAGCGTGTCCATGTTCCACTTCGGCGAGGGCTTCGGCTGGCTGCAAGGGATGCTCGAAGCCTACGAGATACCGTATGAGCTCGTCCGCCCTCAGAAGTGGAAAAAGGAATTTTCCGTCACGGCGGACAAGAACACGTCCATCGAGGTCTGCAAGCGGCTCTTCCCCGGCGTGAATCTCATCCCGCCGGGCTGCCGCAAGGAGCATGACGGAATGGCGGAATCTTTACTCATGGCACTCTACGCCAAGCGGAGGCTCGGATGAAACGAATTGACCTGACCGGGCAGCGCTTCGGACGCCTGACGGTCATACGATACGACCACTCCGAGCACGACGGCGCACACTGGCTCTGCAAATGCGATTGCGGAAACGAAAAAGTAATTGCCGGTTATTCTCTGCGGAGCGGAAAAACAAAATCCTGCGGCTGTCTGAACTCCGACGCTTCGCGGGCAAAGCTCGAAAAGGCAAGGGAAGCTCGGAAAGCAAGACCGAGAAAAGACCTGACAGGTCAGCGGTTCGGGCGGCTCGTCGTCCTCGGTCTCGCCGATGTGCCGGACAGGAAGAGCTTTATTTTCTGGCGCGTCCGCTGCGACTGCGGAACGGAAAAAGTCATCATGCAGAACAACATCATTTACGGACAAACGCGATCCTGCGGCTGTCTCGCAAACGAAGTGAGAGCGGCCAGAGCCGAACACATGAGGCAGGGCAGAAAGCCGAAAAAAGCGCCTGTGGAAGTCAGGAAGCCGAAAAGCGCGAAACCGGCCCCTGCCCGCAAGGTTTACCCGGCAAGAACCGCCGCAGAGTATTTCCGCTTCTCCAAAGCGCACGGATGCAGCGTGTGCGCCGACAGAAAGGACTGCGACATGTCGTTTTGCAAATACGAAAAGGAGCTGATTACATGACCTACGAAGAAGCAAAAGAAATTCTCCGCGTCGCCGCTGCCGAAGCTGAATGGAACTACCCGCTGGACTATACGGAAGCGTTCAAGAAAGCGGAAGAGGCGCTGGACAAGCAGATTCCGAAGACGCCGCTTGACATTCGGACGTACCCCAATGGAGCAAAGTTTGCCGACTGCCAATTGTGTGGACAGGTCGTTGTCGCATGGGCTCCGTACTGCGATCAATGCGGACAGGCGATTGATTGGAGCGATGACAATGGAGAAACTTAAACATTGCCCATTCTGCGGCGGTAACCCGTACATCAGGGAGATTGTTTTTTGCGATCTGCCCTCATTGCGGTGCAGTTATGGACGGATGGAGAGTGGAGGGTAAAGAAAATGATTGATATCGACCAGACAATCAAGGCAGGAACAGAAAGCATCTGCCCAAGCTGCAATCATTATCTCGTTTGTCGAGCGACTGGTAATCAACCTTGTGCAGAGTGCAACCAATATGCGCCAGTTGCACAGCACGGGAAATGGGTGTCGCTTGTCGTAAAACGGGAAGATTGGAAGGGCGTTTTGCATGATTTCTATCAGCCATATAGTTGCTCAATTTGTCTTGCGCCAAACACATTTATGGGAGAAAGCGCGTTCTGTCCCCATTGCGGTGCAAAAATGATAAAGGAGAAATAAAAATGTTTGGTCTTATCTCAAAAAAGAAGCTACAGGAAATTCTAGAATTTCTTTACAAAAACAACGACACCGAAAAAACAATCGGAGAAACCGTCGAGGAGCGCGTAAGGGATTTTTATTTCCGCTGTGGCGTTGCCAATGCAGTTAATTATGTCGGCAACAAACTCAATATAGATCGCAGTTGGCTGGGGAGGGGAAGTGCGGAATGAACGACTGCGAATCCTGCATCCACTACCCGCCGAGCGCTGCGGACGGAAAGCCCTGCTGCTTCTGCGAAACGACAGACCCGCTGCTGAATTGTTATCAGAGAAAGGATGACCGCAATGACGAACCGTGAGAAGATCGTGCGCGACCTTTGCGACTACGATATATCCGACTTCTTAGTCTATATTGCGCAGATGGAAGAATGCGTTTTCCCGGATAAGACAAACTGCACCGTCTGCCCATTTTTCCACCTTTGCATGTTTGTAGAGTTTCCCGAGGAGGACATAAGAAAATGGCTCGAAAGCGAGGTAGAAGCTGATGTATGAAGAAAAAATCATCTGGCACGAGATCACGACGCGCCGTCTAACAGCAGAAGAAGAAACAGAATATATCGAACGTGGATACGCTAACTACGAGATTCCCGAATATGCGTTTTCCTGCGAAATGCCGGATGACGGGCAGAATATTCTTATCGCCACAATCTTTGGAGTGTCGCAGGATATGTGCATGAGCGACCGCGACGAATACGGCGACAAACTGTTTGAGCTTGAAGAACACGGCGACTGGGACGGCGTGAAAGCGTGGGCGGACATGCCGAAGTATAAAGGCGGTGACGGCGATGCATAAACCCTGCTACGGCAAATGCCCCCGCTGTGTGTGGCGGTTGAATGGGGGGTGTAGCGAATGGCAATGACTGATTTGGAACAGACAGCAATGGAGCGTCTGCGTCTTGCATCGCAAATGTCGCTGAAACTGTATAGGCAGCCGCTACTGCTGACCGACATCGGCGGAAAAGACAGCGCAGTGATATGCAGATTGGCGGAGAATGCCGGAATACCGTTTGAAATATGCCATTCCCATACGACAGCGGACGCGCCAGAGACGGTATACCACGTCCGAAAACGCGCCAAAGAGTACGAGGAAAAGGGCGTTGAGTACACGATAATTCTTCCGACATATCAAGGCAAACGCACTTCGATGTGGGATTTGATACCGAAGAAACTCATGCCGCCGACGCGAGTTGTGCGATACTGCTGCGCCGTCTTAAAAGAAACGGCAGGCAAAGACCGATTTGTCGTTACAGGTGTCCGGTGGGCAGAATCTGTCAAAAGAGCGGCAAACCGCGGGGCGCTGGAAGTACAAGCCTCTGACCCGAAGAAGAAGCTCATTTTGAACAACGACAACGAGGAAGACCGACAGCTTTTTGAAAATTGCCAGATGAAAGGAAAACGGGTTTGCAATCCAATCATCGACTGGACGGATCGGGATGTGTGGGATTACCTTACCGATCAAAAGGTTGAGACGAACCCGCTTTACAACGAGGGCTTCTGCCGTGTCGGCTGCGTCGGATGCCCAATGGCCGGGAAAGCCCGTTACGCAGAGTTTGCCCGATGGCCGGGTTTTCAGCGCAATTACATCCGAGCGTTTGACCGGATGCTTGAAGCACGAAAAGCCCGCGGGAAGGCTAATGGCGAGCGCTGGGGAAAGACCGGCGAAGATGTCTTTCACTGGTGGATGGAGGACGGCGTTCTTCCTGGACAAGCAAACATTTGGGAGGACTACGAAAATGCGATTGATTGACGCTGACGCGCTGCTTGCTGAATACGACCGGCAGCACGAAGGAGAGCCGGGGAAAGCCCGAAAACTGATAGAGGATGCGCCCACCGTTGCCGCTGTTCCCGTGTCCAAAATCCTCGCCTTGCGCGACGCTCTCTACGAATCCGATGCTGTCACAATGCGAGGACTGCGCAATCTCAATATGCTTATTGCCAAATACGAAGGAGGAAAAGACCATGCGGTTGATTAACGCAGAAAGCCCGCAGAACGGAATATACGTTTCCGATCTCGTAATCGAGGAAATGAAAAAGATTCCGACGGTCGATATTGACCGCCCCACCCGCAGCCAGTTTAAGAGAATGGCGGTGCAGCTGGGGTATGAAAAGGTTGTGCATTGCAAGGACTGCCGACTTGGAGAGCCGGACATGTATCTCAACGGCGGCGAGGACAAGGTCTGGTGTAACTACTACGACTGCCCAAAGACCGCCGCCGGGTTTTGCGAGAAAGGAAAAAGGAAAAACGATTTTGTTGACGATAACAAAATCGGAGAAAGGAGAACCGATGAGAATGAACCGCTGGGAACATGACGTGTTTCTGGAAATAGCGCCGCGCCTTTGCTGGGACTGCGAGGACGATTGCCCCGGGGAGCTGAGCTGCGCCAAACTCGCCGAGCATATTGTCGAGGAAAAGGAGGCCGCACGCGATGAGCAGTAAATCCAAACGCAAGCCGAAAGACATCTCCATGCACAAGGCCGTGTCCATTGCCATGACGATCTTCGTCTGGGCATGGATGTCCTGCTTTAATCCTACGCAGGAGGACGTGAACCGCATGTCGGACGAGGTGCGCAACATCCGCGAGAGCGTGAACAGCAAGAACCTCAACATCTGGGAAGTCAGAGACGCCATCAAGGACGAGTTCGGGTGGGAGATATGACAAACTGCCCGAACTGCGGAGCGCCGATAACCGGGAGCGTGTGCGAGTATTGCGGAACAAGACACGGGATTAGTGTCTTCGTTTCCGCGCCGCCCCCGCCGCAGATGCTCTGCGATACGCTCTTGCTTTCACGTCAAATGCAGCAATGCAGCAGTACGGAATTTGAAAATCTGCAAACGAGGCTCGCAAGAGAGGCCGCGAACGCTTCGGAAATCCGCGCTTATAAATTCACACGATAAAAAGAAAAACGCGGTACAGCGCGTTTAACATTGAATGACGAGGTGAGAAAGTGAACGAACTCTGGAAAATGAAATGCAAGGCCGACCTCTTCAACCTGCGGAAAAACGAGGCGGCGATCCTGTCCATACCGAAGGAGATCGACATGGAGCGCGACCGCATGACATCCATCAAGAGCGCATCCACGGGAACGGCCCCGGTGCAGGGCGGCGGCACATCGTACGAGGAAAGAATGAACAACAGCATTTGCCTGATCGATCTATTGTCCGACAATCTCCGCATTGCAGAATCGGAGGTGCGGCTGACGAAAAAAGCCCTCGCAACGCTGACAGACGAGGAACGGCGAATCCTTGAAGTGCTGTACATCGACAAGCAGAGGGACGGCGTTGACCGGCTGAGCAATGAGTTGGGCTGCGATGAGCGCACGGTATGGCGCAAGGCAACACGAGCGCTTGATGGGTACAATATTGCACGGCACGGAGGAAGGTAAATTGTCAGTATTCTGTCAGTGACATTCCGGAAAAACCGTGATATAATGTTAATAAGCAAAGCCACGCAGAGACGCCGGACGATCACCGAGCGCCGGAGCGTGGCTTTTTGTTTTGGGCGAAGCCGAAAGGCGGGAAAGCCGTACGCAGCGGAGGGGGCGGCGGGATACGCAAAGGAGGTGCGGTTTGTGGAGAAGCTGACAGCAAAGCAGCAACGCTTCTGTGATGAATATCTGATTGATTTGAACGCGACGCAAGCCGCAATTCGCGCGGGGTATTCAGGGAAGAACGCAAATAACATTGCAAGTGAAAACTTGGCAAAACCCAACATTCAAAAATATATCCGCGACCGCATGGCGGAAAAAGAAACATCCCTGATCGCCGACCAGAACGAAATCCTTGAATATCTCACCTCCGTACTACGTGGTGAATGCGAAGCGGGAATGATCGTTGACAAGAACGGAGATATGACAGTATCGCCGGATTTGCCCGGCGTGAAAGACCGTCTCCGGGCGGCAGAGCTTCTCGGCAAACGGTACGGCCTGTTTGTAGAAAAGGTCGATCTCACGAAACGGGAGCTTTCCGACGACGCAAAGGCTAATATTGACCGGCTGCTCGAAGAGACAAAAGGCATTATTTCATGACGGCGCTCACGAAAGAAACGGTCTGGAAGATATGGCGGTATCGACCGGCGGCAATAGGCCGCATGATCGGCTTTAAAGACCTTACCGATGAGCTGCACGGAAAATGGATGCAAAATATCATTTATGGCGACACAGATTACACGCTGCAAGCCCACCGGTTGAGCTATAAATCGTCCTGCCTGTCCTTGGCTCTTGCTATGTGGTGCGTTTTGAACCATGGAAAGAACGCCCTTTTCATGCGAAAGACAGATACAGATGTCATAGAATCCATTTCCCAGGCGCAAAAGGTGATGGAGAATGAAGCGTTCCGCCATATGGCCGAAATCCTCATGGATTTGCCCGTATACCTCACAACGGCAAACGCTTCCAACATGACCGTATCAATCTATGACAGCCCGCGCGGCGCAGAACAGCTCGTCGGCTGCGGCTGCGGAGGCAGTCTCACGGGCAAGCACGCAAATCTCATCGTCTGCGATGACGTTGTAAACCTACAGGATCGCATCAGCAAGGCGGAACGGGAAAAGACAAAAGCCATCGTCCGGGAGCTTCGGAACATCGTCACCCGCGACGGGCGGATCGTGTTCATCGGGACACCGTGGCACAAGGAGGACGCCTTTTCCCTTGTGGCCACGCCGGAAAAATACGACTGCTATTCCACGGGGCTTATCTCCGAGGAAAAACTAAAGAATCTACGGGAGGCTATGACAGCCTCCCTTTTTGCCGCAAACTACGAGCTGCGGCATATCGCGTCCGATGATGTTATTTTCACCTCGCCGCAAACGGGCGCAGACCCGGCGCTTGCCGAGCAGGGCATCTGTCACATCGACGCCTCCTACGGCGGCGAGGACGGAACGGCGTTCACAATCTGCAAGAAGTCCGGCGGGAAATACTACATTTACGGAAAGCTATGGCAAAAGCACGTTGACGACTGTTTGCCGGAGATCATCCGCCTCCGAAAGGCGTTCAACGCCGGGATCATCTACTGCGAGCGCAACGCGGATAAAGGCTACCTTGCCAAGGCGCTCCGCGACAAGGGCGAGCGTGCCGACACATACCACGAAAAGACGAACAAATTTGTCAAGATCACGAGCTATTTAAAAAGCGAGTGGAAAAACGTGGTATTCGTCGCCGGGACGGACGCGGAATACATCAATCAGATCTGCGACTACACCGAGAACGCCGAGCACGACGACGCGCCGGACAGCGCCGCGTCCATCGTGAGAAAATTGTGGAATAAAAAGGACACGGAATACGTCCCGCTGTGGATGTAAGGAGGAAATATGTACACCTATCAGGACTTACTCGCCGCGGGAGGATCGCTCGATGCGAGGACGACGTTCATTGGAAACGCCATCGCCGAGCACACCGGCAGCAAGGGGTATAGAACGGCGGCAGACGCCGAGTTGTACTACAACGGCGAAAACCCGACCATCAGCAACTATGAAAAGATCCTCTACGATTTGCAGGGGAAAGCGCACCGCGATATGTTCACGGCAAATCACAAGCTCGCGTCCTCGTTCTTTCGCTTCGACGTTAACCAGCAGGTGGCCTATCTTCTCGGCAACGGCGTCACATTCGCCGACAAGAAAACGGCGGGCAAGCTCTGCTCCGATTTCGACCAGGAGGTTATGACCGCCGCGAAGTATGCGCAGATCGGCGGCATTTCGTTCGGCTTCTGGGATCTGGAACACCTTCGAGTTTTTCGCCTGACGGAGTTTGTGCCGCTCTACGACGAGGAGACGGGCGCGCTCTCCGCCGGTATCCGCTTCTGGCAGCTCGCGCCGGAAAAGCCGAAGCGCGTCACGCTCTACGAACTTGACGGCTTCACCGAATACATCCAGCGCGAGGGCGAGCCGATGACAATCATACAGGACAAGAGAGCATATAAACAGGTCGTGCGAACGTCCGAGGTCGGCGGTACGGAGATCTTAAACGGCGAAAACTATCCCAATTTCCCCATCGTGCCGCTGTTTAACAACGAACGGGGTTTGTCCGAGATCGTCGGCAAGCGAAACACCATCGACGCGCTCGACCTCGCCGCCTCGAACATGGTGAACAACGTAGATGAGGGCAACCTCATCTATTGGGTTCTCACAAACTGCGGCGGCATGGGCGACCTCGACGACGCCCGGTTTGTTGAACGTCTGAAAACCACGCACGTCGCCCACGCGGACGGCGACGACTGCGCAAAGGCCGAGGCGCACACCCTCGAAGCGCCGTATGCCGGAACGAACACGACGATTGACATGCTGAAAAAGAAGCTCTTCGAGGACTTCCAGTGCTTCGACAGCGCCGCCGTATCCGCCGGAAACCAGACGGCGACAGCCATCAAGGCCGCGTATGTTCCGCTTGATCTCAAGACCGACATGTTCGAGGCGCAGGTCACGCGCTTTATTGTCGGCATCCTCTCCCTGCTCGGCATCGATGACAAGCCGACCTACACGCGCAGCCAGATCATCAACAAGCAGGAGGAGACGCAAAGCCTCATCCTCGCCGCGCAGTATTACGACGAGGAATACATCATCAAAAAGCTGCTCACCATCAACGGCGACGCCGACCAGTTCGACGATCTCATGCAGCGCCGGGACAACGCGGCGGTCGCCCGCCTCGGTCTGGATGAATGAAGCGCGACGAGGGACGCCGCCTGACGGATGCTGAGCTGGAGGCGCTCGAAAAGCGCATCCGGGAGATGTACGGCGGCGCGGCAAAAAACCTCCAGCAGATCATTGACGAGTATTTCGCCAACTTCCGCCTCCGTGATGAGGAAATGCAGAAGCTCATCGGAACGGTCGTAAACGGACGCGAATGGACGGAGGAGGATTACAAGCAATGGCGGCTCGCCCAGATGGGGCGCGGAGAGCGCTTTGAAGCCCTGCGGGACAAGCTCGCCGAACGTCTCACCAACGCAAACGAGGTCGCTATCTCCTACGTCAACGACGCCACGCCGGGGATATACACGCTCAACCGCAACTATGCCGCGTATGAGGTATCGGACGCTGGCGGCGATTTCACCCTCTACGATGAGCAGACCGTCCGCCGCCTGATCGTTGAGCAGCCGGATTTAATGCCGTATTATCCAAAAGAGAAAGCCGTCCGCCGCGGCATTGACTTGGAATTTGGGAAGAAGCAGATCACGAACGCTGTAACCGCCGGTATCTTGATGGGACGCAGCAGCCGCGGCATTGCCGCCGACCTTCGCCGCCGCATTATTGACATGAGCGTCGAGAGCGCCATCCGCGCCGCGCGTACCGCCGTCACCGCCGCCGAAAACGGAGGCCGACAGGCGACGTATGAAAAGGCCGCAGAAATGGGAATCGAAATGCAGCGCGAGTGGATCGCCACAAAGGATCATCGCACCAGAGAATGGCACGGCGCGGCGGACGGTCAGCGTGTCGGCGTTGATGAAGCCTTTACCGTCGGCGGCGAGAAGCTCATGTTCCCCGGCGACAGATCGCACGGCGCGTCCGGTTGGAATATATATAACTGCCGCTGTGCTGTGCGCGGTGTCATCAAAGGCCACGGGCGAAAGAGAGAAACATACAATGATTGGCTCAAGCGGCTCGACGATGAGGCGGCAGCAGCAAACGCCGCGGAGGACGCGGAGGCGCTGAAATTCTTCGGTGCAGACGCCAGAGATGACTTGAATAAAATAGTATCCGGCGGTATAATACGCTTAGAAAATGGCTTTGCCGCTTTCCCCAAAGACGACCCGCTCGCAGTAAATATCAAAGCTGTAAAGCCGTTAAAAACGTTCTTTGACGTAGCGATGCATGGCTCATCTACTGCCGTAGGATATGGGACACTCGAAACGAATATGTCCCCGCGTTTGCTGGCGTCGGTCATCCGCCACATGGACGGCTGGAACGGACAAAAAATCCGGCTGCTGTCGTGCAGCACAGGAAAGCAAATCGGAGAGGAATATTGCTTCGCCGAGGAATTAGCAAACGCTCTCGGTGTTACAGTAAAAGCTCCGACCGATACGCTATATATATTCCCGAATGGCCGGATTCAGGTCGGCAAACGAAACAAAGGAAGTATGCGAGACTATAAACCAAACGAAAGGGGGAGAAGAAAATAAATGGACTTCGGATATTTTAAAGGACTTCCGTATGAAGACAGCGTTGAAAACTTCGACGATTACCGGAAATTTAAAAACACTATACCAAAATCGAAAATTATTGAGCACATTAAATCTCTGGATGCTGGCTTGACTACTCTCCCGTCGCGTGATTTTTTCACGGGAGAAAAGCTGCATGCCGGAATCTTTGAGGATGGCGATTTTGTTTTCCCTTACGAGTTTCTTCACTACTACGAGAACTACGACATCGGTATTCCTCCGGAGTACGAGGAATACCTGAAAAGCATCGGGGTTGGTTGACAATGCCGTTTGTTTACAAGCTCTATGACAATGTTGCCGATGTTCTAAAGGCCACCGCCGAACAAAAGCTGCGGGCGCTCGAAGCCGTCGGCATACAGGCGGAGGGCGACGTAAAGGACGAGATAACCGACCTCGACGCTGTCGATACCGGACGCTTGCGCTCAAGCATCACCCATCAGGTGGACGGCGATTCCGTCGAGGTCGGGACAAACGTCGATTACGCGGTCTACGTCCACGAGGGAACCGGCAAATACGCCATCGGCGGCGGAACGCCAAAGGAACGCTGGGTATACCGCGATCCCCTGACGGGGGAGTTCCGCATGGGATTTCCGCAAAAGCCCCGGCGCTTTATCAAGAACGCTATGGAGCGATTCGCCAAAGACTACATAGAGATCATCAAGGAATATCTCAAAAAATAATTGAATAAAAGAATCAGCTTACAGCGATGTACCGCCGTAGGCTGATTTTTTTACTGCCGCTTTTTAAGCGGCTTTTTTACTACTCTGCGGCGATGCACCGCCGCGAAAGAATGAAAAGGAGTAAAGAACTATGGCACTCACGCGCAAGGCCCTGAAAGCAATGGGGCTGACCGACGAACAGGTTGACAGCATCGTTGAGATGCACGTCGAAACCACCGACGCGCTAAAGGAACAGCGCGACGCATTCAAGGCAGACGCGGAAAAGCTCCCTGCCGTACAGGCCGAGCTTGACGCGCTCAAAGCCAAAGGCGACGACGGCTACAAATCGAAATACGAAAAAGAGCACTCCGATTTCGAGGCGTACAAGGCCGACGTTACCGCAAAGGAAAGCAAGGCGGCAAAGGAAAAGGCCGTCCGCGCCTACTTTGAAAGCAAGAACATCACCGGCGGGAACCTCGACCTCGCCATGCGTGGCTGCGGCGAGGAAATGGCCGCGCTCGAAATGGACGGGGACAAGATCAAAGACGCCGCGTCCCTCGACGCGCTCATTGCGGGCGCTTTTAAGCCGCTCGTGTCCACGACGCAGACGCAGGGCGCGAACACCGCCACCCCGCCGAACAACAACCCTGTCACCCGCTACACGGCGGACGAGATCAAAAAAATGTCTGCCGCCGAAATTAACAAGAATTGGGACGCGGTAAAGGCGTCCCTCAACCGGAAAGGAGACTAATTCACAATGGCTGTAACCACTTTTATTCCCGAGCTTTGGAATGCCCGACTTCTCTATGCGCTCGAAAAGGCGCACGTCGCCACCAACCTCGTCAACCGCAACTATGAGGGCGAGATCAGCAACCACGGCGACACCGTCCACATCAACACCATCGGCGCGATCACCGTGAAGAGCTACACCAAGAATACCGACATTGATGCTCCAGAAACCCTGACCACGACCGATCAGACCCTTGTTATTGACCAGGCCAAATACTTCAACTTCCAGGTCGACGACGTGGACAAGGTGCAGGCCGCGGGCGAGCTGGTCGATACCGCGATGGGCCGCGCCGCCTACGCCCTCGCCGACGTTTCCGACGCCTACCTTCTCGGCGTGATCGCTGCCGGTGCCGCTGCCGGGAACACCATCGGCTCTGCCGCCGCCCCCGTTGCCATCACCGCCTCCAACGTCTATGAGAACATCGTGAAGCTCAAGACGAAGCTCGACAAGGCGAACGTCCCCAACACGGGCCGCACCATCGTCGTTCCCCCGGACGTCCACTCCCTCCTCCTGCTCGACGACCGCTTCGCCAAGAGCACCGCGACCGCCGGACAGGAAGCCCTCATCAACGGCCTTGTTGGACGCATCGCCGGTTTCGACGTCTACATGTCCAACAACGTCAAGACCGGCACCGGCACGGACACCGGCAAGACGCCCTATTTCGAGATCACCGCGCAGATCACCGACGCCACCACCTACGCCGAGCAGATCATCAAGACCGAGGCGTACCGCATGGAGAGCCGTTTTGCCGACGCGGTCAAGGGCCTGCACGTCTACGGAGCGAAGGTCACGGACGGCACGAAGATCGCCAAGATTCTCGCCTCCGTCTCCTGATAGGAGGGCGGCAGCGTGAATGAGAATCCCAAGTGCAGCGGGGCAATGATCGACGAGATTTGTGCCTCGCTGCACAACTATTTCGCCGTGGACATTGTTCCCGGCGAGTACACCGTGAATGACGGCGAGATCACGCTGCCGTTTCTCGCCGCCGGACAGTTTTTCCGCGTCGTCGGCAGCATCTTCTGCGACGGGGTGTATCGCTGCGGGGATAAGCTCCCCGCGGACGAAACGTTTGACGGCGCGGTCTGGGCTATGGCGATCCCGCCCGCGCTGGAAGCTATCGCCGCCGAGATCGAGGAATGGAAAGCCAAAAACGCCGATGTTCTCGCAAGCCCATACCAGAGCGAGAGCTTCGGCGGCTATTCCTACACGAAAGGAAGCGATTCCGCCTCATGGCAGGGCGTGTTTGCCAAACGGCTGAACCGTTGGAGGAAGCTATGAGCTTATATGAAACGTTCTATTCCCACGCCGTTGTGATGAACAAAACGAAAGTGCCGGACGGTGTCGGCGGATACGTCAACGCATGGAAAGATGGCGCAGAGATCAAGATCGCGTTCTCCGGCCTGACGCCCACGGAGCGCATTGCCGCGCAGCAGGCCGACGTGACCTATACCGACACCATCGTCACGCCGCTCAACACCAACCTCGACGAGCAGGACATCATCAAGACGGACGGAAGCTACTACCTCATTGTTTCCAAACTTCCCAAAACGCCGACGGTATCGACGTTCCAGTTCGAGCGGTACAACGTCCGCAGATTGGCGGCGCTGCCATGACCAAGGCCGAAGCACTCCATTCGTTCATGTCGTCGTTTGGCCTAACGGCCTACCCCAACGAGGCCGAGACCGGCGCGGCGTTCCCGTACCTTGTCTATGAACAGGTGCTCGGCGCGTTCGACGACGGCTCCATGCCTCTGGTTGTTAACCTATGGTATTACGGCGATTCCTACCGCCCCATCGTTGAGAAAACGCAGGAAATCTCCAACGCCATAGGTTTGGGCGGCGTGTACGTCCCCTGCGACGGCGGCGCACTCCTCATAGCGCGCGGAACGCCATTTTCCCAGCCGCAGACCGACGCGGCAGACAACAAGATCAAAGGCCGTTACATCAACATGACGGTCGATTTTTTAACCCAAAATTGAGGTGAGAAAATGAAATTCAGAAAAATCCCCGAAGACACTTTCAAAAATATCGTTCTCAACGCGGGCGTTCTCCTTAAGGCTTTTACCCCGGCAACGCCTGCCATTGAGGACACGAACATCCTCGGCGCGACCACCGGCGGGATCAACTTTACTGCGACGCCCTCCTTCACCGACTTCGGCGAGGACATCGACAACTGCCCGAAAAACATGAAGGAGCTCAAAAAGCTCGATTCGTGGGAAGTTAAGCTCACGGGTACCTTCATCACCACGAACACGACCCTCATCGCCCTGCTCATGGGTGCGGGCGATGTCGGAACAACCGACACGACCAAGATCACCCCGCGCGTGGATGTCGCGTCCTCGGACTTCAAAGACCTCTGGTTCGTCTGCGACTATTCCGACAAGAACGGCGAGAACAACGGCGGTTACTGCGCCATCAAGATCATCAACGCCCTGTCCACCGGCGGCTTCTCCATGCAGAGCACCGACAAGGGCAAGGCGCAGTTCTCGTTCGAGTTCACCGGCCATGTCAGCATGAGCGCGCAGACGGTCGTGCCGTTCGAGGTCTATCTCAAGGAAGGGACGGAAGAGGCGTGAAAAAGATGACGCTCCCGTCTGAAATCAAAGGCAAGGGCGCGTTGAGCGCCTTTGCCGCCCTCATCGATCCGCTCTGCAATCTCGTTGAGGACGAGGACACGCGGGAGATGTACCGGCAGGAGAAAAAGCCGGACGAGCGCTCCTCGCGCTCTTACATCGTCTCCCTCGTTTACAAGATCCTCTCCCGCCACGAGGATGACTTCTGCCGCATCATGGCCGTGTGCTACGGCACAACGCCTGAAAAGTACGCCGCCGAGCTCACCTACGTCAAAGCCCTGCAGGACTGGGCGGAGCTCACCGCCGATGAAGTCTGGAAGTCTTTTTTTACGGCGGCGCAGGTTGGCGCGGATCGTGCTGGCTCTGCGCCGGAGAATACGCCGGAGACCAACGAGTAAGCAGCATTGTCCGGTATGTCGCCGTCAGGGAGCACCGACGCGCGGAAGAGGAGGCGTACAGAATCTACGTCACCGACGCGCTCTATGCCCTCGTCCGCCGCGACCAGATGCTCAACCGGCGCTTCATTGACGTCCTCCGTCCGCGAAAAATCGAGGAGCCGGAGGAGATCATCGCGCGCTTCCGCGCCGCATTTGGAGGCGATGAAGAATGAATGTATTTGACCTTTTTGCCAAACTCACCCTTGACACATCCGATTTTGACAAGCAAGTCACCGACGCATCGAAATCGTTTGACAAGCTCGGCGGCGCTGCCGAGGACATCCCCGGCGACACCCAAAAGGCGGAAAAGGCCGTTGATAAGTTCACGAGATCCGTTGAGGAGACAACCACCGAAACAAACCAGGCCGAGACCGCGTTAAACGACGCGGAACGCTCCCTGCGCGATGTTGGGAAAGAAGCCGACAAAGCGGCCCCGCCAATCGAAGATGCCGCAGACGGCCTGAAAAATGTAGGAGAAACGAGCGGCGGAGCGGACGGCGCTCTGTCCGGCCTCGGCAAAACCATCACAGGCGCCGTAACAAAAGGCCATCTCCTCGCCGCTGCCATTGAGTTCGCGGTTTCCACAATCAAAAGCTTTGCGGAAGCCGTTTGGAACATGGACGAATCCACGGAGGAGTTCCGCGTCTCCATGGGCAAGCTCGACACTGCGTTCGAGACCATGGGCTACTCCACCACCAGCGCGCGGAAAACGTTCCGCGAGTTCTACAAGCTCCTCGGGGATACCGATACGGCGGTCGAGGCCTCGCAGCTCCTCGCCCGGCTTACCTCGAGCACAAAGGAACAGGCGCGCTGGACGGAGATCGCCGCCGGTGTTTACGGAACCTTTGGCGATTCCCTCCCCATCGAGGGCCTTATTGAGGCGTCAAACGAAACCGCCAAGGTCGGCCAGGTCACGGGCGTTTTGGCCGACGCGCTCAACTGGGTCGGCATTTCCGAGGACGATTTCAACATTCGCCTCGCCTCCTGCGCCGATACGGCGGAGCGAACCGCTCTCATAACCGACACCCTCTCCGCCGCGTATGACGATGCCGCCGCTGCAATGCTTCGCAACAATTCCGCCGTCATGAACGCCCGCGACGCGCAGCTTGAGCTCGAAGAGGCGCAGGCTGGTGTCGGCGAACAGATTTCGCGTTTGAAAACCGCGTTCAGCGGCATTTTGACCCCGTCCATCGCAAAAGTGCTCGGCTGGGTAGAAAAGCTAACAAGCGGCTTTGCCGACGTTGCCGAGAGCTGGGCCGAAACGGCAGACGAGTTTAGAAACCCCCTCCCTACAGAAAGCGTTGAGGATGCAAGGGCGCAGCTTGAGGCGTGGAACGACGAGCTTGCCCGCCTGAAAACAGAGCTCGCAGGTGTGAGCGAGGCGACGGATGCGGACACGTTCTGGCGCCTGACGTATCAGGTCGATGACCTGACCGGGAAAATCAACCGCGGCACGGAACAGCTCGGCGAAATGGAAGCGGCGGAAGCGTCCGCCGCAGAAACCGCGAACGCCACCGCCGACGCCGTCGATAAGATGACGATCAGCGCTAACGGATTTTCCGTCGAGCTCGCCAACAGCAACCTCACCATGGAGGAGGCCACCGAGCGCCTACAGACCTATACAGACGCGGCGACGAACATGTTCTCGCGCATCAACACGGAGAGCGAGCTATCGTATCAACAGATGCTCGATAATCTGCGGCACAACATTGACGCCACAAACAATTTCGCCGACAACATGGCATCAATCGCCGGTGAGCTTCCGGCGGAGATTGCGGAGATGTTCTATGCTGGCGGGCCGGAGATGTACGCCGGAATTGTTGCCACGCTCGCCGCGGCAAACGAAGGAGGAGAGGAAGGCCTCGCCGAAATGCGTGCGATGTGGCAAGAGGGCGGGGAAGCCGCGAAAGATGCGTTCCTGCAATCCGTCGGCGCGGTGGATGTGACGGAGAACCCCGGCACGAAAATGGCGGAAGCCATGGACAGCGATGTTTCCGCCGAGCAAGCCGGGCAAGACCTTGTCGACCGCACCGTGAGCGCCATTTCTGCGCGCGTTGCTGACAGCGGTACTTTCTATTCCGCCGGGCAGCGGGCCGTCGACCGCTTTATCGCCGGTCTGCGCGACAAGAAAGGGGAAGCCTACACCGCCGGTACGGAAGTTGCCAATTCTGCCAGAAACGGAATGAACACCGGCGGCGGAGGTCATTTCTCCGCTGGTGGCCTCGATTATGTCCCGTATGACGGATATCCGGCGGTTCTCCACCGCGGCGAATCTGTTCTGACAAAAGCTGAGGCGGAAGACTGGCGGCGCGGTACGCCCAACGCCGCGGGCATCACTATCGTGCAGAACATCCAGAGCGTCCCGCAGACGCCTGTGGAGCTTGCCGCGGCCACTGCTGCGTATTTTGAGACGGCGAGGTGGGCAATGTGAGCAATCTTTCCAAAACCTTCCGCTATGTCAATTCAGACGGCGGCGAGATCGTCTTTGAGTATGCAAGCGGGTTTCTCATCAACAAGCCCGCGGGCATCGACACCGTCGTCTGCAAGCTCAACGAAGCGCAGGGCATCGACCAGACCGGCACGACCGTCCAGAGCGTCAACGTGCAGTCGCGCCCCGTGACGATCAGCGGAATCCTCGTCGGAGAATTTCAGGCGGAGAATAAGGACGCGCTCCTATCCGTCGTGCGCCCTGACCTCTACGGTCGGCTCTACGCCGATGACTACTACCTCGAAGTACGCCCGACGGCCACCCCGACCATCGAGGCGCGCCCGGTGTTCGCCGCGTTTCAGTTCTCATTAACCGCTCCGTATCCCTATTGGCAGCAGGACGCATCAGCCGCCGCAACGCTCTCCGGCGTGGAATACGGATTCAAATTCCCGTGGAATCAGTCCCGCCCGTACCGCTTCGGCACGGTCGTCCGGACACAGTTCATCAACGTCAAAAACGGCGGACAGGTGCCCGTCCCGTATACCCTGACGTTTACCGCACTCAACGAGGTCGTCAATCCGCAGATCCTCGACGCGGCAACCGGGAAATTCATCCGTGTCAACAAAACGCTCGCCGCCGGGGAACGTGTCGTGATCGAGATCACGCACGACCGGACGTATGTTACCTCCAGCGTGGACGGCGAGTGCCGCGGCGCGCTGGAGTTAACATCCAGCCTCTACCGGCTTTCCGTCGGTGACAATGTTTTAAAGCCGACCGCTGACAGCGGCCTTGACAGCCTGCAGGTCGCCGTTGACTTTGCGCAGGAGATCGTGGGGATAAGCGTATGAGTTTTGAAATCTATCCCCCCGATTTCTCCACTCGGTTCCAATTAACGCACGCCATCTCCATCCAGATCACCGAGCACTACAACGCTATTGGGAAAATACAGGTCGTCGCCCCCGTGGACGATTACAACATCGCCGCCCTCCGTGAGGGGTCGGTATTGTACAACACCACCAGAGGTACGACCTACGTTTTGGTCAACGTCAAGCATGACACGGTGCAGAATCGCATCACCGCCAACGGATACACGGCAAACTGGATATTAAACAAGCGCGTTGTTGCGGCAAAGACGGCCATCACGACCATAGAGACGGGCGTCTACGGCCTCATCAACGACAACCTCCGCGGCCTTACGCGCATCCATACGGCGACGCCAGCTGGCCTGACCGAACAGTTCCAGCCGGAGGACGACGAAGACAATACCGTCTACGGCGGGCAACTCCTCGATAAGATCATGGACGTTCTCGACACCGCCGAGCTCGGCCACCGGATGGACTGGGACGGGAATACCATGACGCACACCTTCCGCGTCATCAAAGGCACCGACCGCACGACCGGCATTCACCGCGTCGCCTTTGTTGAAGAGCAGGGGACATGTTCCGACCTTGTCATCAGCAAAGACGTGAGCACGTTTAAAAATGTCGCTTATGTAAAATACAAGCTGACCGACGAAACCGAGCCGGTCGCTGTCGTGGGCAGCGCCTCCGGCGACGACCGCTTCGAGCGGTGGTTCGACAGCTCGATATCGCAGGAATCGGACGGCACAGCAGACGACGCGGCCAAATCAGCAAAGTCCTTCGGCAACATGGAGCTGGGGAAATACATCAGAAGGTCAAGTTTTGACGTTGTCATCGACCCGTCAGAGCTTGGCAGCCGATATGACCTCGGCGATGTCGTATTGTGCATTTCCGTCCGCTTCGGCGTGTCATTCGCAGCGCGCATCACGGGGTTAAAGTACACTCTCGACCGCACCGGCGAAAAAACGCAGATCATCCTCGGCGACCCAATCCTTGACGCATTAAGTGAGGAGAAACTAAATGGCAAATATTAAATCTTTCCCGAACAACCGCGACGAATATGTCGGCGCGGAATACGCCATGCGCTGGCTGCATGGCCGCACCTCCGGCGTGTTCGCCGCGAACAACAATGCCGCTGTTGCCGCCGTGCAGAACGCAATGGCGGTCACGGTGTCAGACGGAATCGGCTGGATCGCCGATTCCGACGCAAACGGCGTTGTCTGGTGGAACGACGCTGAAAAAAACAACGGCGCAAAAATGCAGCTCACAATTGACGCGGCGGACGGTGTGCTCAACCGCATCGACCGCGTGATCGTCGAGTGGAAAACCACCGACTACGCCGATCTACCGGAAATTAAAATCCTCAAAGGCACACCGGCAAGCACGCCGGCTGCTCCGGCACTCACGAACAACACCACGCAGCGGCAGCTGAGCCTCGCGCAGATCCTCGTTGCAGCCGGTACGACCTCCATCACCGCTTCCATGATTACTGATGAACGACAAAACCCTGACGTCTGCGGCCTTGTGACCGACACGTTGAGCATCGACACAAGCGTCATCAACGCGCAGTTCACGGAGCTGCTGGCGCAGCTTCGGGCGGCGATTGAACAGGCGAGCGGCGGCATTATCCCGGACAACACAGTAACGCTGGCGAAGTTGGCGTCTGACGCAAAGTATTGGAATGAGCTTCCGCGAACGAACACAAGTTCCGACGCAACAAGCAATTATGTCGTTTCAAGCTGGGGACACGTTTTTAACTGGGTATACGGCAGCAATCAGTCGTTCATGTTTGATTTGGGCGAGTTTAACCGGATCACGGACGACTTCTGGGAGACGGTCATTTTTGCCAACAATCCGTTCACGCTGATTTTGCAGAATATGCCCGCTGTGATTGAAAGCAATAAGGGAACATCTTCAACGGCGGCTGAAATCAGAATCACTGTTCCGCAATACAAGTGGATCAAGCTGAAAAAGATTTCAAATGTTGCACTCATTGTGACCGGCAACTATGACACACGCATGATCTATGCCGGAACTGCCGAGCCGGACGCATCGCTCGGCGTGGACGGGGATGTTTATCTCAAGTATGCAGAGTAGAGTGAGGTGGTATAGATGAGCTGGAGCTTAACCGCCCCGACACTTCCCGGCGGAAGTGAGTGGGTGCAGAAAGAGACATTATCCATTCACAACAACCAGTTGGACGTTACGGGTACGGTCTTTTGCGCTCGTTTGGCCGATCAGGGCTTCGCTCTGAAAATCGTTGAGACGCGCACATTTCATCTTACGAATCCCAACTTCACGGATTTTTACAAAACATACCACCGCTGCGATGTTGCCGGTGTTACGGGCGAAGCCTACACAGAATCGCGCTTCGGCAGCAGCGGGAGCACAAAAACGTATTATTTCACCGGTATTGCGGCAGCCGGAGCGTCCATCAAAGTCGTTGTTGGCGTAAAAGCGGACGGTGACACACAGGAAATTTCTTTTACGGCCCCGGAGATGCTCGGCTCGACGCTTTATTTCAAGGTCGGCGGGACGTGGAAGCAGGCGACGCTGTACCGCAAGGGCGGCACTTGGAAAAATGCGCTGGCAAAATTCAAAGCAGGAGGAACATGGAAATGAACGGTATTGACGTTTCCGAGCATCAGGGCGATTTCGATTTCACGCCGTACAAGGATGGCTTTGTCATCATCCGCGGCGGATACGGCATCCGAAATGCCGACAAATGGGCGGAGCGCAACATTGCCAAATGCGACGCGCTCGGTATTCCGTGGGGCATCTTTTGGTACAGCTATGCGCTGAATGTGCAGACGGCCAAATTGGAGGCGGAGCGGTGTCTGCGCTTTCTCAATGGCCGGAAGCCCCGTCTCGGTGTGTGGTTCGATATGGAGGACGCGGACGGGTACAAGGCATATAACGGCTTCCCGTCTAACGAGACGATTACCGCGATGTGCAAGACCTTCTGCGCAGCCATGGAAGAGGCCGGGAACAGGACCGGTGTGTACGCGAATCTCGACTGGTTTAAAAACCGAATCGGGGACACGGGGTATGACAAATGGATCGCGGCGTGGGGCTGGAACGACGGGGAGCATTATCCCGATCTTTCCGGGAAATGCGTCATGCAGCAGTACCGGGGCAGTCCGCTGGATCTGGATATTTTGTATGTGCCGCTTTCGTATTTTGACGATGGCGCGGCGGGCGGAGCAGAGCCCAGCCCCGACGAAAAGGAAGGAATGACCGTGAGCATTCCGGCGATGGCGCAGGATGTGCTTGACGGGAAGTGGGGCAACGGTGAGGAGCGAAAGCAGAAGCTCGGCGCGTGGTTTTACGATCTCGTGCAGGGCGAAGTGAACAGAATCATGGGGGCTTAACATGACAGAAATGGAAATGGTGCGCACGCTCGCGGAGCTCATTGCGCTCGGAACCGCCATTGTTGTGCCGATCTTGAAACTCAACGCGAACATTGTCAAACTTACGGACGCGGTGAACGGGCTGAAAGAGGCAAACGGCAAACTGGAGGAAACCAACACGGAAGAGCACAAGAAGCTTCACGAGCGCATCAACCACCGAAAAAAAGAAAATGAGGAGCTGAACGACCGCGTGACCGATCACGAGAACCGTATCAGCATTCTCGAACACAAATAATTTTTCAGGAGGAATAAACATGGAAAACATCTTCGGCTTGACTACTTGCGTGGCAATCGTCGTGATTGCTTACCTCATCGGCATTGCCGTCAAGAACATCGAGGCAATCGATGACAAATGGATTCCCGTTATCTGCGGCGTTGTTGGCGCGCCTCTTGGCGTGCTTGCGCTGCACATCGTGCCGGACTTCCCGGCCACGGACTACCTCACGGCGATTGCTGTTGGTATCGTCTCCGGCCTTGCCGCGACCGGCATCAATCAGGTGTTTAAGCAGCTTCACAAAGACGACTGATGGGACGGCAATCCCAAAGCCTTGTAAACCGACACGATGAAGGAATCAATCAAAGATTTCTGCCGCATCAATGGCGTCGAGGCGTCTGAAAGCCTCGCAGAGACACTTTTTGAAGCATACATGGAGAGTGTAGCCAATGACGACAGAGAGCCTCCTACGGAGTTTAACAACGCCAGGGACAAAGAATAAGCTGCAATTCCCGCGCGAGCTGCGCGAACAGTTTGAGCGGGACTGCGGCTTTACCGACGAGGAACTAAAAATCTTCCGCCTGCGGGCAAAGGGCATGAGCGTTTTGCAAATTTCTTTCGCCATGCAGACGGACAAGGAACTGTACGGCACGGAAAAGGTCGAGCGCCGTATACGGGCGATAAAGGACAAGATCGCCGCTGCAATCGAATGATGGGTTTTTGACGGATTATTGAGGGCTAACCGATGGGTTAGCCCTCTTTTTTTATGCGAAAATTTTGGTAGTGGGAGGCGACCGTATGCAATATTTCAACCCGAATCCGGCGGGCAAGGCCGTGGGCGATTGCGTGATCCGCGCGATTGCTAAGGCGACCGGCGACAGCTGGGGCAAGGTGTATATGGGTCTGGCGGCGACGGGGCACGAGCTGTCCGACATGCCGTCAGCCAATGCGGTCTGGGGCGCGTATCTCCGCCGTCGTGGATTTGCGCGCTCCGCTCTCCCCGATTACGACGGTTATACCGTCCGGCAGTTTGCCGCCGAGCACCCCCGCGGCTCCTACATCCTCGCCTTGAGCGGCCACGTCGTGGCGGTCGTGGACGGGGAGTATTTTGACGCGTGGGATTCCGGCAACGAAACACCGATCTACGTTTGGGAGGAAAAACGATGAACTATCCGCCGTATTACCAGCCGAACTATCAGCCCTACGCCCCGCCGATGATGGATCAGCTCGCGCAGCTCCGCGCGCAGCAGCCCGCCCCGAACCCGATGATCTGGGTGCAGGGCGAAGCCGCCGCCAAGTCCTACCTTGTCGCGTCGGGAAACACCGTCCCGCTGTGGGACAGCGAAAACATGTGCATCTATGTCAAGTCCG